ATAAACTAATGTAGCCACTATTAATAATGACTGTAATACTTCATTTAATTGTGTCATAGAAATTACATAGACTGCTAGTCCAATTATTGTAGGTTTGAAGTCTATATATATCATTTTATTTCATTTAATTATAGTATTCAGTTTGCAGTTTAAATGTTCCACTTACACCTCCTGCTTGACCTCCAGTATTTACATACATTGAATGTTGAGTACCATTATAAGTATATGTATTACCAGAAAATCCAGTTTCACCACTTCTATTAGCAAAAAGGAATGGAGTTACTGCTGCTGTAACTGTAGCTTGATAATTTTGATAATCAGGATAAATATCATTCATTCCTTGATTACTATGTTTCATTCCAATACTATTAGTAAGACCATTATAAATATAAAACCCTGAATATATCCAAGTCATCTGCATTCTTCTTTTTGGTCTGCTCCCTGATGATATGGAATCAGGATAAATATTTCTATGATAGACAGAATTGTTAGAACCACCTGCTTGGTCTGCTATAGTGTAATAACTATTGTAAGTTGAATTGTAATTTACATTAGGTACATAAACAACACCTGAGTAACTTGTTGCACTTGTTCCCATTGTAGTTTGATGTGTTGTGTACCACCCTAATTGTGGATGTTCTACTTGATCTCTAAAGTTAGAGCCACTTGCAATTACACCATTTCCTGAATTTTGACCATAATTATTTTCAAATTTCCATCCTCTATAATATCCTTGATCTGCTGTTCTCCATGTATATTGTGTGGCTGCTTGTAAACTAGCATCTCTATAGCCACCACTATTACCACTAGCATAAACTGTAGCTATTTGATTTGTAGCTTTAACTTTTAATCTATAATTAAAGTCATTTTGTGCATATTGTGTTGTAGGTGTGATTGTGAATTGTATGTTTTGATTTCCAGTAGGTGCTGTTCCTGACTGGTCATAAACTGTTACAGTTTCATAAAAATTTGTACCTAATGATGCACTACTATAAATTTCACATTCAATTTTATAAGTTCCTGATTGATGTCCTTCCCAGTTTACTGTATAATTTAATGTAATTTGTGTATAATTACTTGATTGACTTGAATAACTTATTGTAGGAGCAGCAATACTAGAATAACCATAAAACTCTGACATAGTATCAGGTTCTCCAAAACCTGCATCATTAGATAATGTGCCTAAAGATACATTTGAATCACTATCATTGCCATTTATTTCTTGGTTTATGTCTGCCCTTAATCTTAATTGACCTGAACTTGGTACTGCCATAGCTTTATTATTTTATATATCTGTTGCATTTGTAACCCAATCTTCTTGTTTTAAATAATTATAACAAAATTCATAAATATTAGGTGATGATTCTACATCATTAAAATCAATACCATCCCATCTAGATAAATCACCATATTTCACAATGTTTCTCCCATGTAACCTATCTTCTTCATTTTCATATATTGCATAAATTATAGCAACATTCCATATTTTATTATCAACTTGTGGTCTTTCAGCATGTAAACCACAACTATTAATTGCTAATACATGATTGATATAAGTTTCATCAGGATCATCTACTACTTCTCCAGTTGGTTTTTGAAAAGTAACCTCCTTACCTCTATCATCATATCTAGGATCTGTTTCAGGTATATCCTCAGGAACTATAGTTGTAACTTCTTCTGTTCCTGTTTCAATATATTTTTTAAATATAAAATCTCCTTTTATTGCCATTTGTTTATTTATTACAATTATTACATTTATCACTTAATTCTTTAACAGCTTCAATTAATAATCCAATAAGACCATTATAATCTACTGCTTTAAAGCTATCCTCATTTTTAAGGCTATCAACTTCTCTTACAAGTTCAGGCATTACTTTTTCTAACTCTTGTGCTATAATACCACCTGATCTTTTATCTTCTCTATCTATCCAGTCAAATGTTACACCTCTTAACTTGTCTAACTTTTCTAATGGATTTTCAATTACCTTAACATTTTCTTTTAATCTTTCATCAGAAGGAGTAGTTGTAGAGTATGCAATTACATCTCCATCAGCATGGAAATCTCCATCTGCTTCAAATCTAAACTCATTAGAACCATTAATAAACATATCTATTTGACTATTATCTACCCATTGTATATAATCTGTAGAATCTAAACCAATATACTCTACTGCTCTAAGATCTGATGCTACTTTGTCTGCTGTAACTGAATCATTAGCCAGTTTTGCAGTAGTAATGTTTCCATCTAAAATTTTAGCTGTAGTAATATTTGCATCTAAAACCTTTGCAGTTGTAATGTTATTATCAGCAATTTTAGAAGTAGTTACATTTGCATCAAGTATTTTAGCTGTAGTTACTTTATCATTTCCTATAGTTAATGCAGTCCCACCAGTAACATCTCCAGTATGCACTTGATTGTATAAATTTGTAGAACCTTGTGTTAAGTTGTCTGTTGTTGAATTTGTTTCATCTATTAACTTAATCCAGTTACCTGCATGTGCAAAATAACCTTTACCAGTTCCATGTACATGTGCAAACATACCATGATAAGTTGATGCACTTGGTAATGCACCNTCTGTTGCAAACATGTTAGCATANTAAATNTTNCCAGTTGTAGTTATATCATAAGNTCCTGCTGCTAAATTACCTCCTAATGCAGGTGATGTATCTTCTGATACTGCATTAATTGATACTGCTTGAACCCTTGCATCAGTATAATACAAGTTTGTATTTTCAGTTATTGCTGAGGTGTTTAGAGTTATGTCTGCTGTTCCATCAAATGCTACTCCTGATATGTTTCTTGCAGTTGCTAAAGCTGTAGCAGTTGCTGCTAAAGTAGCTGTAGCTGCATTACCAGTTGTAGAACCTGATGAACCACTTGTGTTACCAGTTACATTTCCAGTAACATTACCCACTAAATTACCAGTAATATCTCCACTTGCTCCTATAGTTCCAACACTTATGTTTGGAGTACCAGTTAAGTTTGCTGCTGTAGTTGCTGCAATACCTAATCCATCTACATAAGACTTTGTTATGTGTGCTTGTACTTCTGATTGGCTAGGTCCAGTATATGTAAATGCTCCACTAGTATTGTTATAACTAAATGAACCATCACCTCCTGCATCAACAGCACTAAAGTCTGCTAAGCCAATTCCACTTGCAGTTGAAGTTATTGTTAATGTACCTGCATTGTCATCATAAGCAACCCCTATACCTGAACCTGCTTGAATTAAATTATTTCCAACTTGATCATCTATTCTTTCATTTGTTAGATACAAATTGGTTGAACCTTCAGGAACATCATCAGAACTTACTTGTCCTGCTCCAGTTCCAAAGTCAATTAAATCATCACTAATAGAATCTGCTTTAATGCTAACAGCTCCACTAGCAACATCAAAGTGATTAGATGAGAAACTAGCTACACCCTTTGCACTTGTAGATGCATCATTACCTGCTATAGTTAGGTTTGGATATGTGCCTCCATTAGTCAATCCATTAGAACCAGTTATTGCAACAGTTTGGTCAGGAGCTGAATTTGTAATTGTAAAGTTTGGATAAGTACCTGATGCTGTTATTCCAGTTCCTCCAGTTAAGGCTACTGTTTGATCAGGTGCTGTGTTAGCTATTGTTAGAGTTCCTGCAGTATCATTATATGTGCTAGAAATTCCAGTAGATGCTACTACTAAACTAGCAACCCTATCATCCACTCTTTCCTCTGTGTAATACTTGTTTGATCCTTCTGCTAAATCTGAAGTAGTTTTTGATGATAAATCTAAATTAGATCCTACTTGTAATGCAATTCTTGCATCCACCCTTGAGTTAGTNAGGTATAAATTAGTTCCTTCAGAAAGATCAGATGTTGATTTAGCTGCTAGAGCTGCATCAAATCTTGCNTGAGTATAGTACAAGTTTGCTCCNTCTGTAATNTTTGCNGTNGNTAATGAGATATCAGCACTACCATCAAAAGCNACACCTGCAATATTTCTAGAAGTTGCTAATGTTGTAGCTGTAGTAGNATTTCCAGTNAATGCACCAGTAAAAGTTGTAGCAGCTACAGANGTTAANCCACTTATATTAGGATTTAATGAGATTGTTAANNNNTTTCCAGTAGAATTAGTAGCTATTTCATTTGCTGTTCCTACTACTGATAATACTTCTGTGTTTAAATCAATAGCTTGTTGCCCACCTGCATCACCTTGAAAGTCTAAATCTTGAACTCCTAGCTGAGAATCAACATATGCTTTAATAGATTGCTGAGTAGCTAAAGATGTAGCACTATTACTAGACATATTATCTTCATCCTTAAAGTCTGCTATTGTAATTGTACCATCTGAAAGTGATCCAAATGTCAAAGTACCTGAAATTGTTGAATTTCCAGTTATATTTCCAGTCAAAGCTCCAACAAAGCTGTTTGCTGTTACAGTTCCTAGAGCTGTTAAATCTCCAGTATTATTTAAACTGATTCCACTCTCAGTTCCTAACCCATCAGATAGAACTTGTAATTGTGAAGTCAATCCATCATTATCCCCNACCTTNATTAGAGAATCATAACTGGATGCTATTGATATTCCTGTTAAACTACTTGCCATTTTTTCTTATTTTTAATTTTTTATTTATATATCTCATTAACTTTATAATGTTTTTTTGCTTAGGTTTATATATTTTCATATCTAACTTTTATAATACCCAACCTTGAAAAGTTGGCTCATCTCTATCAGGATATATATCATCATTTGTGTTAGATGTATATTCAGGATATGAAGTCTGATTGAAATCCATATAAGAAATAAACCTNCTTGTGTAATACTCTGCCATAGTTCTCTCCTTTTCAACTAAGAAATCTATCTCATTCTTACTAACTGTTTCTGCATTTTCAGATACATGCTTAAATATCCCACCATTCTTAATTTGATAAGCACCAAATGGAAGGAAATCAACCATTGCATAATGAATTAGCATAGGCTGAACATAATCTATCAGTAATGTTTCATAAACAGTAGTAGCAATAGCATCAGTTTTTATCAATTCTGCTATTTTGTTGTATAAATCAGTACCTAGATAATGCTGAACATGTATCTCTTGTGCTATAGAGATAAAATGCATTAGCTTATCTGCCTGGACATTACCATCTATTATAGTGTTTTGCACTAAATCATTTCTATTTATAAATAATACTGTTGCTGCCATTACTTTCTATTTTTTTTTGCTGTTGCATATCCCTGATTTTTCATATCTCTAGGTGCTATTGCTGCCTTACCTATTTCAGCAGGAGTAAATCCTTGACTTCTTGCTTGATTTTCAGATACTCTTTTATCATTTAATAGACCATCATTTACTTTAAATGTACCATCTGTGTTTCTTTTTCTAAAGTAAACNACTCTACTCCAGTAATGATAGCAATTAGGTCCACCTTTATATAGCCAAATAGAGTATGTATCAGATCCATCCTTCACCAAAACCTGCATTAACTNCTNCTTTATCCATTGATTCAATNTCTTCCCTTCTGTAAATTCTTTTAGCTTCATATAAAGCTCTACAGAAATCTCTTGTATTCTTTCTAACCCCTCCATCATATCTGTATCTTACTTTAAATAAGGCTTTATCATCACCACTTTTCTTCTCTTTGTTAGATTTAACCTTATCAGCACTTGCAAGTTCTAGCATTGAGTTTAATTTTTCATCATTATCATAATCAACTGGTGCATCAGATATAACATCCCAATCTTCTAAGTTCTCATCTTCACCTAATTCTATTAATTGATTAGCTACATCACCAGTAAGAAACTCATTTACTCTATGAATTACCATTGGATTGATCTTGTCCTTCTTTTTTAGAGCTAATTTCTGTCCAGTTTCTTCTTCTCTTGTTTCCTGATCTGTAACATTTGTTAAATCTGTAAACTCTAAAGGCTGTAATGTCTTGAAATATAGCTTTAATGATATGTTATTAAATGCTAATATCTTATCAAATGCATCAATCATAAGATTTTGATAAGGTCTAACAACCATATTATCCATAAGGATAGATGCTTTCTCCATTTCATCTGCATTATTTCCTAATCCAGTATTGTTTTTAATNCCTAAAAGCATTGGTGATACAACTCTATGAGCTACTAATATCTTTTCTTGTGATTCAGTACTTAAAAATTGATACTGATTATGTGCATCAGATAATTGTATTGGTTCTATACTAGCTTGAGATTCAGTATTATCATTAAATGATAGTATAAATCTTCCTGCATTAGTTGATCCAGTAAACTTATCTGCTATTTTTCTTTCAATTATTGATCTTTCTTCTTCATTTGGTATTCCATTATTCATGTTTATAATCATTGAAGGACTTAATCCATTCTTNATGTTATTCATGTGGAAGTTAGATACCTCTCCTTCAAGTTCTGCATACTGTAATCCACCAGTATATGCAGGAGGACTATAGTAATAATATCCTGCTTTATATGGTTTAATAAATAATATCTCTATACTTTCTTTAGATGTACCAAATGCAGGTATTCTTTTAAGCTCATCAGAGGACTTGTACTTGCTCCAATCAGGAGAATAGTAATATCCTTCAATTTGTCCTTTATCTGAGCTAATTTCAGCTCTTAGTGTTTCTACTGGGATGTGTTCAATTTGTACTATTTGCTTTCTTCCCTTACCATAGATAACTTGTATTGCAGCTCCACCCATTAAGTAGTAATCATATATAACTTTCTTGATTACATCCTTCTTCATTAAGCTAATCATTTGTGCATACTGGTCAGGTTTAGTTGCACTATCTGTTGCATCAAGTCCTCTACCATATATCATCTCTGATATTCCATTTATACATGCATGGTTTGTTGGAGATGCCATAAAAGTATCAATTAGGTATTGATAGAAATTGTTGTCCTCTCCATACATTACAAAATCCTTTCTAGGATCTTCTATAATTTTTGGAGAAACATAACTAGCTAAATCTACTACTCTTATATCTCCTTCAAATTTTGGTTTTCTGTGTTGTCTGCTCATAATTATGCATTATATACTTTATAGGTGTTATCACCTTGTGTGCTTACTTTGTATAATCCTTTAATTGAATCATAATATTCTGATGCTCTTTGTGAAACAGTCTGATTAGTACAAAAGATTCTGTCTTTATATATTGTCTGCTCTACTGCCTCTCTAGGATCTTCCCACTTGCTTGTTGCTAAGTTCCATTCTTCTTGTGCATTTCCCCATGTTGATCCTATTGCTGTTAATGCCTCATCCCAGTTTATAGTAATATTGTTCCATAATTCAAATACTGTATTCCAGTTTGATCCTAATGATGTTAATTCTAATTCATAAAACTTACCTTCCTCTAAAGTTAATGCAACATTAATAGATGCAAACCCACCTAACCTTCCTAGTGGAACTGGATTTGTTTGTACTATATTAGTTTCCTCATCTCTTACAATTAAAGTTCCTGATAGAACAAAAAATCTAGGAATAAACTGAAAAGTTTGGGCTGATGTTGCAGTACTTAGAATTATCATACCTATATAATGCTATTTATTTATTTTTTTATAAAGTGTAAGATTATTTCTAAAAAAAAAGGAGAACCTAAGTTCCCCCTTTAATTAGAAAAAAACACTTAACTATTATGATGTAGGAAAAGTACTAATTTGTGAATTACCAGTTGCAGCAGTTGTAACTAATGAAGGTGTTACAAATGATGGTGGTGCTTTTTCTATTGCTTCAAAAGTTAAATTGAATCCATTAAAATCACCCATTGCAGCTCCTACAGTAAAATTACCTGTATTTAGTGTACATCCATTCACCTGACCAACCATTAAATAATTGTCATCATTGTCTTGAACCACAATGTGTGGTCTACCAACTGCTAACAATTTAATTTCTTCACTTGTTGCTCTATCATAATATTGTAGTTGTAGTGTTAATGTTTCAGTATAGAAAGTAGTTCCATTCTCAGTAGAACTTGTAACAGTAGTATCTAAGTTTGATGCTCCTCTTACATCATACTCATACATATCAGGTGAAGATGCTCCAAAAGCAGTTATTAATCCTGCTGATTCAGTTATTGCTCCTAATGCACCAAAATTTGCAAAGAACACCTTTTTAATTCCTCCTGATTTATTTCTACAAGGTACTATCCTTCCAGTAGTTAAATTACAACTCATATTATTTTATTTTTTTGTAAGTATTAGGAGGCTTTTACACCTCCTATTTACTTGGATTATTAACTCTATTAATTATGCTTGGTAAAGAACTATCTCAGCTCCTAAACCATACTGGATTCCATATGCAAATCTTGCAACAAATCTAGCATTTCTATCACCTAATGTATCAGCAGTATCAATTACTCTGATTTCATTTAGATCACTTAATACTGAAGTTCCAAAGTATAAATTTGAAGTCTGTGCTAATGCCATTGTGTTTGTAGACATACCATTTGCCATGAATACTGGAACTCCATCAAAAGTTAATGCTTGGTTATTATACCACATTTGACCTTTGTTTTCATATCCACCACCAAAACCTAAGGCAAGACCACCTAAAGCTCTAATGTAGTTTTTCATAACATCTTTAGAAACATATAACTTAAGATCTTCCTTTCCATAGATTGTGTTAGGACATAAATCTAAAGTAGCTCCCATTTTTGCTACAACATTTGCAGCAGTAATAGCAGCAGGATTAGCTACATCAATAATATCTCCATCAGCAGCCCATAATGTTTCAAATCCATCTATCTCTCCTGCATTTCCATTAGTACCAGTCCAGATGTTTGTTTCAACTGAAGCAGCAATCTGATCTGCAAAGTTAGCAATGATAAAGTCTGAAAAAGAAGAAGGCATATTAGTGAATGCACTAACTCCTAATTCTGCTGATTCCCATGAATCTACAAATTGCTTAGTACAAAACTTAGTGTTTACCTGAAACTCCTCAGTTTGTAATACTCTTTCTGTAATTGCTACAGTTCCTTGGTCATCAAAATCACATGTTGAATTTTTAATAAGACCTGATGCAGCTACCTTTTGTATAACACTCTTGTGTCTTACATTTGGCATAACAGTTACACCACCATTCTCTAGTGTTGTTCCTGAAAGTAATGCAGCAGCAATGTACTTTTTAGCACTTTCCCCTGCATAAGTAGTTGTTATTGTTGGTTTACTCATTTTTTTTGAATTTTAAAATTTATATTATTTACTTAATTTATTGATAATTCTATCAAGACTTGTTTCAACTCTATTTGATGAGATTTGAAATTCCATCTCTTTAGATTTTGATTCAGGACTGTGTGTTATTGGCTGTGCTGCAGGTTCTGCTGACAATTCAGTTTCTAACTTCTCAATTTCCTCTTTTTGAGATCCTAAAACTTCTGATAGATTTGTTTTCATTTCCTCTACCATTGATTTTAGTTCATTGAATTCCTCTTTTGATGGATAATCTGTAGCTAAATCTTCAGCCTTAACATCTTCTTTAGATGTTTCAACTTCTTCTTCAACTTCTTCTGTAGCTTCAGAGATACTGTCAATTAGACCTTCTTCTTTAACTACAACTGATCTTCCATCTTCTAAAGTATATTCACCTATTGGCATTGGAACTCTATCATCTTCTGTGACAATAAAAACTTCCTTACCACCTTCAAATGATTCTGCCTCTATAACAGTACCATTATCTAGATTCATAGTAGCTAGTGTAACTTCTTCAGCTTTCACTTCTACTTCTTTTACTTCTTTTGACAACTCCATGCCTAAGATGTTTTTGATTTTACTAATTGTATCAGTTGCTTTCATGACTATATAATTATATTGATTTAAAAATTTATATTTTTGGTTTAAGTTTCTGTCCTACCAACTCCTTGTCCCCATATTGTACCATCACAGCATTCTATCCTATAATTGTTATCATCACAAAGACAACCTTTTGTAGATCTTATAGGACTAGTATATGATGGTGTTGGATTTTTTCTCTTTTTTTTGCTCATCTTCCTTGTTGATTATAAGGTTTTACATAATTAGTAGCACCTTTATTCTTTGATGTTTTAGATTTAGCATGAACTCCCTTTCTTCTAACATTCTTTTTTTCTAAAGTTGTTGAACTTATAAACTTACTCCTTGCCATTATCTATTAATTGGTACACAATTAGGAACTCTCTTGCCATTCTTTATCTTAGTTCCATACATTTCATATCCTGATTGACATGGTTTTTTTAATTCATGCACTTCACAAGGCATGTACCATTCTTTACCTTCAATCTCATGCATATGATAACCTTCACATCCTATGTTCATAGCCATTTCTTCAGCTTTTTCTATGGAAGAATATGCTAATCTATCATCTATGATTGCAAAGTTATCATCAACTACTACAGTTTCAAGTTCTAACTCTCCTAATTCTCTTAGTTTGTTTCTACTCCAACCTAAAGCAGCTAACCCACCCCATAACAAGTATGATATATTAGCACATGCTTCACCATCATTCTCATTCTTTCTGTATTGATCTTCAGCTCTAGATAAATAGCTATACATTCTTTTAATTGTTTCTACAGAGATGTTCTTCTTTTGTGCTAATTGTGTTGCTCTGATCTTACCAACATCAGTTGCACATTTATTCTTAATCTTTTTATTAAGTTCAATCCCTCTTTCAGCATTATTTGCTACTCCATCAGGATAATCATTAAAGCTCTCTAATTCAACTTCTTTATCCTCTATAATGTTCTCTATTTCTGACAACAGAAACTCTGCCTCAAGGTGTTCTAATTCACTTAGAAAGTCATTCATCTTCTCTTTAGGTCTTTCAGCTTTATCAGCAAAATAGCCTTCTATTGAAAAACCTTTAACTACTCCTTCTTTTACATAGTTTTTCCATACATCATCAGAATCTACTCTGATTGCTCCCATCCATGTACCTACTGGAACTTCTTTAGTATTTTCATACAATCTACTCTTATCATACACTTCATCCTGGACTATCCAACTCTCTACAAGTGTTAATCCTTTTAAACTGTATTCATGTTCTAAACTTGCATTGTGTTGATTGCCTTGTTTAAGATACATTTGTGATGCTTTCTCTACAGTTTCATTAGAGAAGTAGATATAATAATCCTCATCTTCTCCTTTTCTTAAAATTGGTTTGTTAGGAATTAATATAGCACCTAGTAGTATTCTTTTATCTTTTGATACTTCTGCTAATCTAATCTGCTCATCTTTTAATGCTACAAAATTTGATTGTATTGCAGGATTCTCTACAATAGAAATTGCATCAACTCCATTGTATTCAGTTTCCTCATCTAATATTAATTCTATAATCTTCATATTATTATAATCTTTTATTTTATTTATTTATTAAATTCCTGCAACCATCACTCTGTTTCTTGCAAGTTCCTGAGCAGTTGTAACTTCTTCTGCAACTACAAATGCTTGGATTGGTTCATTTTGTTTTTCTCCTATTGCTGATGCTAATTGATTAATTGGTGATGTGCCTACTACATTAAAATCAGGAGCTTGTATTTGAGGTACTGGAGCTGATGCTCCCCCACCTGCTGAAATACCTCCAACACTTAGAACTGGAATCTGTGTTTGTTTTATTGCTTTAACTTGTGCAAACCCAGTAGCTAATACAGCTGCAACTCCTGCTATCTTAGTAACCAATGTACCTTCAGATTCTAAAACATCAGCAGCTCCTGCATATGTAGATATAATTGCATTTGCTATACTTAATGCTTTTGCTGCATTTGAACCCTCAGTAGCAAAACCTAAACCTAATGCTGTAAACTTTAAAATAGTATCTGCTTTAAATTTTTCTCCAGTTTCAGTTATAGCTGTTGTATCATCTTCACTCTTTTTTGTAATCTCTGCAATAGCTGCAGCTTTAGCTTCTTCTAAACCTAATACATCACCATCATACTTTTTAGCTTGTTCTATTAAAGCATCATATCTTTCTATAGCTTTNNNAACTAGCAATTCAGTTTTTGCATCTTCATCTACAGCTAATGCCTCTCTTTGTGCTAGTGTAAATGCAGCTTCATCATCAAGTTCTTTTTGTTTATCTGCAGCAGCTTTATCATCATCAGCTTTCTTTAATGCTTTCTCCTCATTATTAAGAGCTATAATTTGACCAGTTACTTCTTTTTGTTTTGTAAGTCTTGCAGTTTCTAATGTTATTAGCTCTGCTTTTAATTGTGCCTCTAGTTCTAAATCTTCTTTAGTAGATCCTGACAGTTTGTTTTCTTCCTGAATTACATTAAGTCTAATTCTAGCTAATGCTATTTCTTTATTTGTAATTTCTTCATCTAATGCACTTGCCTCTTTTAAAAATGCTATCCTTTCTTGTGTGGAGAATTTTTCTCTATTAACTGCTTTTTCTAAAAGGTCTGCTCTATCTCTATCAGCTTTTGCTCTATCAACAAGTAATTGTCTTTGTATCTTATCACCTCTTGCTGTAGCATCTGCAAGGTCAGCAGCAATCTTTAATTCTTTTCTAGTTTCTTCTCCAAAATTCTTAATACCATCAGTAGCTTCTTTGAAACTTTCTTTAATTCCATCAACTGCAGCAGCAGCTCCTTCAGCATCTCCTCTGAATTTTGCTCCTAAGTATTTGCCAACATTTAATAAAGCTGTTCCAAAACTAGATAAGATGTCTGTAACATTTCCTACAACAACACCTATTTGTTTTGTAATTTTTATAAACTCATTCTGTCCTTCCTCATTACTTGTAAAGGCTGCTCCTACTGCTGCAATAGCTACAACAAATGCACCTATACCAGTAGCTATTAATGCACCTTTGAATGTTCTTAAACTTTTAACTGCTGTTAAAACACTAGCTTTTATTGCCTTGAAACTAGAAACCATACCTCCTGATAAAGCATCACCAGTTTCAGATATATCATCCATGTTAGTTTCAACCTGCTTTAAGTCTGTTGCTGTTTCTTGGATTTCTTTGTTAGCTTCTTTGTTATCAACTTCAAAAAGTAACTGTATTTTTTTTATAACACTCATTTGTTTTTATTTATTTCCCAGTCAGCCATTCTTTTAGCAATCTTTAAGCCTTTTTTCCAGTTATCAGGTAGATATTTAGAACCTTGTGCAAACTTTATATTGTCAGTTTCACCATTTACTATCTGTAGTAAGTCTATAATGTTCTTTAACATGCTACTTATATAATACTTAATTGAGATTTTTTTAATAATTTTTGATATTCTTTGTAATCATCTGATCCATTCCAATTATTCTCTCTCCACCATGATGTTACTATGTATTTTGTACCTTCTTTTACATCTTCACCTGAATGCAACTTATACTCATCAGGTTTCCCCATGTGTAAATTATTCCAAATGACAGCTTTGTACTTTTTTGGCTGTATTTCTTTTTTAAGATGTCTAAAATTTGTAGTTCCTCCAGTAAAATCATCATTCAAATACAACATAAATGTATAAGTTCTGTTTCCTGATGCTAAACAATTCATGTTATAGTGTTCTCCTATAAAATAATCAGGATGCTCTCTAAAGTATTGACCTTTTTCATATCTCTGACCTTGTAATACTTCTCCTTTATTAAAAGGCACACCTAAATATTTAGCAATTCTTTGATGAATCTTTTTAATAGTAGGATTTTTGCTGTCTAATGTTGCTGAGTATGATGTTCTAGCAGTATCTAATTTACTGTATTGATTTTTAGAACCTGCAACTGTAGATTTATGTGCAAATTTATCTATTAAATACATTAAGTGATCTGCTTCTGCTTTGTTTATAAAATTTTCTACTTCTTTAATCATTCTTTTTATTTTATAGCATTTGACAGTTGTTAGTGTATGGACCTTGTAGGTTAGTACCTGACCAGTAATAATAGTTTCCTGAAGGTGAATCTGCAAAATACCTAGCTACTGACAATGGAGTATTACAAGATGAGTTTGTGTAAACAGTATTTGCTTGTTCTATTGTATTTGCATCTATATAAACAGTTCTAGGTGTGTTTTGTGCACATAAATCAGGAGCTGTTGATGCATAATATAAACTTTGACTTCCACATATTGGTGTAACAGGAGGAGTAGGTGGAGTAGGTGGAGTAGGTGCATTTTCATTACACTCTATACAGTTTTCTCCTGCTGTAGTAGCAGTTGAAAATATAGTGAAGTTTGTAATGTCTTGTGGATTTACAGCATTTTCTAAATTAGTAACCCATCTCAAACATTCATAACCAGTTGAACCACCCCTTTGTATAACCCACCATGATGATATTTGTTGTGTCTGACTAACCACATATATTACTTGACCACTAGGATCATCACATGAAATAAACTGAGCATAATATGGACCTTGTGGTCCAACTGGTGGTATAACTGGAGGAGTTGTAGGACAACTTGTAAATGAAGTAGGACTCATAGGTCCAGCATTGTTTCCTGATGTTACCAATCCTACTACTTTATATGTAGTTCCACCAGTACCAAAAGATACAATATCATTTGTGTTAAAAGTAATCTGTGTATTATCTTGTTGTGATCTCCAACCAGTTGTACCATCATCACATTTTTGTAATGAATAATAGTTTATAACTGGTGGTGGGGTAGGACATCCAGTAGCACCTGTGTTTGTTACAGTACCTACATTAGCAGTTGAGTTTGTAGTACCTACAACTATATAAAAAATTCCATTAGGATCTTGAACTCTTGTACCATTAGGATCATTTTCAACTAGATTTGGCAGCTCTACAGTTGTATTACCACTTCTATAACCACCTTGTAAAGTTCCACATTGTTTCAAAGACCAGTATAAAGGACATGCTGTCAATGTTGATTTAGTTACAGCTCCTACAGCAGTACCTGACTGTGTAGTTCCTATTACCTCATATATCTGACTAGGTGTATTAGTTTCAAAAACAAAATCTCCTACAGCTAAATTACTTTGTTGGTCAGTTGTTAAAGCTGACATAAAACCTGTGTTGTTTGTAGAACATTGTCTAAGCTCCCAATAATAAGGTGATGTTGGTGGATCAGGAGTTGTTGGACACCCTGTTGCACTTAAACTTACTACTGAAACAATGCCTCCAGTATATTGGCTTGGATCTGATGTTTGTCCATACACAATGTAAACTACTCCATCTGGTCCTTGAACTCTAGAACCATTTACTGCATCTTCTGTCATACCAGTTAATTCAGCAGTAGTCTGTTCTGAAACAAAACCTCCTTGAGATGTTGTACATTTATATAGTAACCAATAAAATGTAGTTGGTGTAACTGGTGCTGATGGACAACCATTACTACCTAAATCAACTAATGCAGCTACAATACCATTTGTGTTAGTAGTAGTTCCTATAACTGTATATATAAATCCATTTGCATCTTGCACCCTTGAACCAGTTTGACCATTAGCATCAATATCTAAATCAATTTGGTCTGTAGTTTCAGGTGATACAAACCCAGTCTGATTATTAGAACACAATTTTAGAGAATATCTAATTGGATCAGGTGTACCTCCACCTCCTGAAGGACATGTACAAGTAGATAAAGCTCCTATATTAATTGAACCAGTTGTATTACTTGTTGCTGCTACATAATAACATGTACCACTATATGTTCTTTCAGTTCCTGCTAAATTAGATAAATTAGAAAACCCATAATGTTGTATTGAGCTTGTGTTAGAACAAGAGTTTAAAGTATAGTAATAAACTGGACATGTACAAGTAGTTAAACTACTTACATCTATAGTTCCAGTATTTGTTGTTGATGCAATGTTGTAACATGTATTATTGTATGTTCTGCTCCCACTAAGTCCTGATGTACCACTAAAACCATATAAAACAGTTCCAGTACCATCACATCTTGTTAAACTATAATAATATGTTGTTGGACCTTGTGTACAATTATATACTTTAGGACTAAAAGCTGATACAGTTTTTGCTGACACTACAGTTGGCTGTCCTGATGTATTATTTACAATAGTTGAAGTTGTTGTATTACTATTAATAATCACATATGCAACATTATTAGAATCTTCTACTTTTTCTGTTATAGCATATGTAGGACTTGTTACTGCTGTTGATGTTCTAAAAGTACTCTCATTATCTGAACACCTCTTTAAACCATAATATAATGTAGGAGGAGTAGTTGATTCAGGACATCCTGAGAATCCAGTATCACTAACTGTTTTTGCTGTGTAAGTTCCTGCTCCTATATTTCCTTTAACAATATAAAAGTTTCCACCTTCTGTTAGCCTTCTATTATTTACAAAATTAAAAGTGTCTATTGTAGAAGATGATTCATAAAAAGTTCCTAAGTTGGCACAATCCTCAAAGTAAAGCACATTAGTTTCAGGAGTTCCATCAGGCTGAGTTGTATCACCACCTCCAGTATCAGGATTTAGGCTAGGTGCAACATCTACTGTTTCATTTAATAACTGCATTTGGCTTTCACCACTTAACAGATTTGTTGTTATGCTGTTTATTTTATATGACTCATTATTTATAGTAACACTATCTGCTAAACTATAATTTAAAATGAACTTTTTTGGCAGTCTTGCATTAAGTCTTGTTAATCTTTTAGATCTATTGAATACTGATTGAATATAAAACCTATGATATTTTAAAAATAATGTTTCATCAAAAGCAGTACTATTAGTAAACTCATTTAACTCTAAATTAAAATGTATGTTTTCTTTGTTTACTTCAGGTTGAATACTTACTGAATTGCTTGGCATCCAAAATTCACCAAAGTCATTTATTCCACCAGTTCCAGTTTTCTGTTCTAAAAATCTTATATCATTAGCTGATTGTTGAAATATTGGAATAAACAAAACTGCATCTTTAAAGTAAGGTTCTCCATTTTCATTAGCCATCCATCCTACTTGTACTTCTGTTTCATTACTACCATTTAGTAGTTTTTCATATTTTAAATGTGCAAATGGCAGCTCTACATTAAAAATCTTGTTATTACTATCTAGTAATTCACTATTGTTGTATTTCAATGAACCCCAATCTGATCCACTTAGCTGACTGTGTTGTTTTGCTAACCTTGTATCTGTGTCTTTATATTTAAAAATAATTTCTTCATATGGCAATGCCTTATCTATTTCAGTAGAACTTGGATCAACAAATTCTGTAATATCTCTAATAGAACCTGAATTGTAAAACTCCTCTAAAGTTTTTACATGTATAATTCCATCCTTTTCAAAAGCTGTTAGATTAAACATTTTAAACAATCCACTAATAAAATCTATTGTTTTTAAAGATGGCAGATGGTCTTTTATTATAAATTCTTTTTCAAGAGGTATAATTACATTTGTAAGTTGATGGCTAGAGCTGTTACCACTTGAATCAGTTGCTTGAAATGTAAAATTAGATAATTGAAAAGCTGTAGTAGTTTCAATTTCTATTGTATAACCTGCTGATGTATTATACATGAACACAGTAAATGAGCCAGTTGTATTAGTTCCTCCAGTAAAGTTTTGTGAAAATACTTCTGATGTTCCACCCCTTCTTACTCTAATTGTAAAATCAGGATATGCTGCTGTAGCTTGGAAACTAAACACACCTCTTATAAAATCTCTTTCAGGTAACCCAAAAATGTAAATTGCATTGAATGTAACTGCTAGTTTATTATTTAATGCTTGTGCTGTGCTAAAACCTGATACTTGTTTTAGAGCTGTTCCCATATCTTCAAACTGTCTACCCTCTGTGTTTTGACAAAGCATATATAGTTTTTTATAAGCCTCTGGACCATTTGTTAAACTAAAGAAATCATCACTAAATCTAATTGATGTATATTGATTTTGTATTGCTCTTACAATTAAGTGAACTGGAATAGCATAAGTTAAATCTTCAAAATACACCCCATGTACATCTGCAGCAGTTTCTGATCCTGCATTGGTTGGTGCTAAGTTTCCTCCTAGCTCTAAATTCTCTGAACCATCTGCATTCTGATATGGAACTGTTATACCTCCATCCATATACAATCTAGCTGAGTTAGATATTAAAGGACAGATAACTGGTTTGTAATAAGTTACATTAGTTCCTAAATCATCTACTGTAACACCAGTTTCATTATCAGGATTTACTGTTCCTCCAGTTCCAAAAGGATTAGTTAAAAGATTTAATACTTGTGATGCACTATATGTAGTGTTAAAATTATCTAGCCAGTTTAATGAGTTAATCTCATCTTCTCTTAATGTGTCTTTTAGTGTTACTGTGTTTCCAAAAAAGGTAACCTTGTATGATTTAGGTTGATTGTTTTCTATTGATACTCCTTCTAATCTTAAAAGTCCTTCTTTAAATGGTATTGTATTTAACTCTATTCTAGCAGGAACTTTCTTTCTAGCATCAAATGATGTACCAGTTGCTAAATTAAATCTATAATAATGTTTGAATATTTTGTTGTTTTCTTTTGATGCAGGTAAGTTAAAAGGCTTTGAGAAGTCTGTAAACACTTTAGAAACATCCCTAACATCTTGAATTGTTTGATTAAGGCTTAGGCTTTCATCTTCAAATATTTCTACTCTCTGATTATTAATGTATAATTCATATCCACTCATTATCTCACATTGTTTAAGATGTCATATGCAAATTCAAAATCTAAACTATAATTGACAAGTTTATTGTTTATTTGTGTTTTCTTTTCTAAAGAATTAGTAACAACATTTATAGGAGAAACTGCTGTCCCTATTTGCACCCAAACTAATTCAGATAGCATTATTTGTTTTACAGGTTCAAATTGTCCCTCATCTACATAACCAGTATTCATTCTGATTGTTTCAGATCCTTGTTTGTTGTATTGTAATTTTTGATGATCTAAAGGTGAATATGTTGAGCCTGAAATTATAGTTGATTTGTAACTCTTTTGATTTGTACTTAAAGACTGAACATTCTTCTTATTAAAATAATACTCTTGTAAAGCTCCAAACTTATTTAAGAATATAACTTTTAAAATATTGTAAACTGGTTCACATATCCTTCTAACAGTTATTGGAAGTCCTGCTATTGTCTGAGTTCCTCCATCTGCTAATGTATCAGGAATTGTTGTATAAGTTACACCATTAGATGATTCTGATGGGACATATGCAGCTCCAGTTTCAGGAAGATACATTGTAGTGTTTGATTGTAATAGTTGTCCTGCAACTAATTGCTTATTAGAACCTTCATTAAATTCACTATAAGCATCAAATCCATATATATTATGTTCAACTAATTGACTAGAACTTTCTGCTGCAATAGCTCTTTGTTCTTTAGTTCCAGTAAAAAAGTTAATATCAATTTCTGCTGTAATCACTAGACTGTTTTTTGTAGTTGTGCTATATGGAAATACACCATCCCATGTAACATCTAAATAGTCTTTTATCAATTCTGATACCTCAAAGACTACATTGTTAGAGTTTGTGTTTTTTGAAATAACATATTGATTAACACTATTTATTTTAATTGAAAGGTCTGCTGAACCTGATGCTGATGATGATGTTTCATTTAAGAAAAAAGGTGATCTAAGTCTTACTAAGTAATTTGCCATGTTATTTAATTTGTGTTGTTTGATCTAAAAATGATTCTACATCTAATGCATAGGCATCTATAAATTCTTTAGGTAGTTTTTTGTAAGCTGATTCAAATGCATCACTAAACCAGTATGATGGTTTTTTACCAAACCAAAATATAGACCTAGCTATTAAAAAGGCTAAACTCTTTTGCCCACCTTTCATAAACTTTCCAGTATCTTTATTTCTTAATCTTAACCTTTTCTTATTAACCCATTTCAATATTGAAGATGTAGGAGGCATTCCTTTTAATGAATTACCTTGACTTTTATAACTAAATTTTTTTAGTCCATATTTTCTTTCTCCATATTTCTTTTTAGTTCCATCAACCCCTGCATCTAAATATGCACCATAATCTAAATACATAAATTGCAACTGTAATGAGTTAGGAGATACCTTTAGTTTATCATCTACTGACTTATCTAATTGTCCTGATGCAACTAAAGGATATGACTTCCCATTCCTTCTGATCCTTTTCTTTTTAAGATTCTTTC